AAGTCAACGTCGCGGTCCTGCTTCATGCGGGCGTCGTAAGTTAGGCTTTCGGCTTCCTCGAACCAACCAACAAGGCGGGCAAGGTCGGCAGTGGCTACACCGTCATCCATGAGTCATCCTCCTCTTGGTCAAAACCGTAACGGTCACGCTTTTTAGGCTTGCTAGAATTAGGGGCGCTTGCTCCGACAATCTCAGTCAGCAGCCGCCCGATGAGTGATAGCGCGTCAACTTGGTCATCATGCTTAGCGAATGGAAACGAGAGCATTTCACGCTCTAAATCAGCGAGCCACGGCGCGTTGGCCGGGTGGTAAACTTTGCCCATCGCGTAACGGGCCGAAATAGATTGAGCGCGGGCCTCTTTGTTCGATAAGCTCGGCACGGCTTGTCGTGCATAGTAGACACGCCGCTCTTCTTGACGCTTCGTAAGGGCGGGGCCAATCGACTTAAGGATTACGCCAGCCTCTTCGCCCCAAAGTAGGGGTTTATGCCGCTCAGCTAAGTCAATCGCGCTTTCGATCCAAACGTCGGCACTTGTCTGCTCTCGCCACAAATCAAGAATGTAAATGTTATCGTGAGGATCAACCCCGGCGATAATGTGAACCGTGTAATCACCCGCTGAATTAGTCACCGCGTAGTCAGACCCGGCGTAGATATTCAGTTCAGCAGGCGGGGTCGTGTAATAACGGAACCAGTCCCGCTTGAATAACGCGCCCTCATCCGGCGCAGGTTTTTGCTGGTAGAGCGCGGACCAGTCTCGTGAACCAATGTTGTCGCGGATGCGGTGCAGCGCATCTATCGGGTATTTATCAGGCCAGAGCGGTTTTCCCGCGTCCGTGATGGCGGGCAGGTCCAAATGAACCCACTTGTCACCGCCCTCTTTTTCTTTCTCAAGCAATCGACCCGCTAAATCATCTTCGTGCCAGCGGGTTTGAATAACGATAATCGCGCCACCCTTTTCTAATCGGGTGTAAGCTGTCGATGTATACCAATTCCAAACCGTGTCGCGTCTGCGCTCGCTCTCAGCCTCTTCGCGGTCTTTAAGCGGGTCATCCACGATAAACACATGAGCGCCCCGGCCTGTAACCGCTGTACCAACGCCTGCCGCGCTATACTTGCCGCCCTTTGGCGTTGAGAACCGACCAACAGCCTGGCTGTCTTGAGCGAGACCCGCATCAGGAAACACGCCCTTGCATAACGGCTCCCTCATTATGTTCCGAACGTCACGCCCAAAATCGTTAGCCAAATCGCTGTTGTAGGAACTCGAAATTATATCCTTGTCAGGGTTTCGCCCTAAATACCACGCAGGGAAACGTCGCGTTGCTAACTCGCTCTTGCCGTGTCGCGGCGGCATCGTAATCATCAGGCGGTCAATCTCACCGCGCTCTACCGCCTCTAAGTGTTCAGCAATCAGATGATGATGGCTTGCCGCCCGGTATTTTGGAAACGTGTATTCGGTGAAGGCTATTAAGCCTTCGCGCGCCTTCCTACGGTTTAGAAGGTGTTGCGCTGCCAGTTGAGGCGATAGCTGCAAGTTCTTCATCCGTCATTGACGCAGGGTCTTTTGTCAGCCCAAGCGAGCCTGAAAGCTCTGTTGATTTAAGGTCTGGGAGCATTTTTCGTAGCAAAATATCCGCCGCCTTGACTTGTTGAGTTGACATTTCAACAGGATTCCCCGTTTTACCGTCGCTCTCTCCTAACGCAAATTTATTCAAACGGTTGACAAGCTGACTTGTCTTAATTTTCATCCGTGTTGCTTCATCATGTTTCGGGCTAAGTCTAGCAGCCATATCGTTCGACCACCTTCCCCACAACAGAACCAACCTCAAGATCAATCACGCGAACGTCTGATGCGCCTGTCAGTGTTAGCGTTGCGGTCCCTGCCTGCTCATCGCTTACACCCGATACCGTCACCGTTGTGATGTTTCCGGCATCTGCGCGCGCTGCTGTAAAGTTGCTGGCGACAACAGCCGACGTGACGCTTGTTTCCGCGTCCCATGTGAATGCGTAGTCTTCTGTTTCGCCCTGCGCGACGTTAAGTCTAAGTGCGCCGTTAAGGTTGATCGAAGCGCGACCCGTGGGGATAACGTCGCCTGAGCGTGTGATGCGAATGATCTGCGCCACACCTAGTCTCGCACAAGCCCAACAACGACAGCAGCCGAACTAACAGCGTGAGCAGCATTGTCAGCCCCTTGCCAGTCATCCGCCTTAACGGAGAACCAGACTGGTCGTCCGTAATGAGAGTATTCAGCAAGATAGGTCATCGGGAAGCCCCTCCGAGTTGTGTCATCACCATGTAAAGACCCCAAGGCCAACCGAGCGCGCTTAGAAACGCTGATAGGAACTCAGGGCAATCGGGGTCAGTGGATGCGCAGCCAAGGACATAAACGAAGCCCCCGAGGTAAAAGCCAATCAACAGTAAGATCATACTCATCACCTCATATAGAAAAGCCCGACGAGAGCCGGGGGATTGCGTTCATCGTGAATAAGGCGTCAGGGCCGTCGCGCTCTATCAAGTTTAGGTTTGTGAGATCGTCACACGCCCTGACAATTTGGGAATAAAGGATCAGTTTAGAGACATGATCGGGTCGGTCTGTCGTGCAAATAGTGTGTAGCTAGTTTGTCGGACAGGATAAATCGGGTGCTACGGAAGGGCCGAAGCTGGGGCGCAGGGCATCATTAATCCGGGCCTGACACCGAAAAGCAGCCGCGCTCATACGAGCGATAATCCTTTATGCACGATATGTCAACCCGCCTTCCGCATTTCACCCAATGGAGCCTCAACCGCGTGGTCGATACCGAACATCTGGCAAATAAACCGAGCCTTCGTGTCTAATACCTCAACGCAAAGCATCTTGTGACCGAACCATGCCGGATCATCTGACAGCACGTAATCCCCCGCCCCATACTCGCAGCCTGGACGCATCAACGATTTCGGATCTACAGTCGTTTGATGGCCTGCCCCCGTCACTGGATCGTATTCCGCGCCGTATTTGGACCGCATGAGATTGATCGCACGATTGGAGAGTCGTAGCGGTCCCGGCACATATCCGTTCTGCGATGTCGGCACGTCAGGGATAAGGCCATAAACAAGCCCTCTGTCTCGCAACGCGGCGATGAGAGACGGTTCCGGGTCTTGAATGAACAGGTAGCCCGGAAATGACGGCCACGGCCTGTGCGTGCGTCTCTCGGACTTGAGCTTGGTAAACTGGTTCTTTGCCACAAGCTTGATTTCGACCGGGCAATAACAGTGCGGACCTTTGCCGCGTATCTTGACCCGCTCGCCGCTTTCGTCGTCCCACTCATAGCCGATGATGGGCGTTGATATTTCATCATGGGTTTTGAACACGCCGGATGGAACGCGAGCGATAACCCAGCCTTGTTGTTTCGTCTTCGCCATGTCGTGTCCTGCTTTGAAATCTTATAGCATTTGGGAGGGGTGGGGGCTAGTTTTGGGCGGTTTATTCATAGCAATCTGGCCTCTTCACCCACACCCAAACCAGCCCGCCAACGAAGGCCAGCGTCTTAGCGAGAGTGTGAGAGCCGTTTTGCCAGTCCCAAGGCAGCGACCAGCCGAGAAACGTCCCCAGCGCTAAGCTCACGAGCCATACGGTGGTAAAGCTTTTGAGGAATGGGAGGGCGTGTCTGGTGTAGCGGGTCATACCCTTGCCCCGCGTGCAGGTAGTAATTCGAGCAAAGCCGTGCGTGACTTAGGGAAATCAACCGCCGTTGCCTCAACCGCCTGCTCCATCGTCATTTGTCGAGCGATAGAACCAAACCCCATGCGGTTGACCTTCCCAACGACAGAGTTTTTCGTTTTATCCAGCGCGCGGCCAATCTTGCTGAACGGCCAATCGGCGCGGTAAAGCGCAACCGAAATAGCAATGTCGTCTTGGCTCCAGTTCGTGTGGATCGCGGTCATGCGCTTGCTCCGTGTCTGACGTCTGCAATCCGAGCAGCGTCTAATCTGGTGTGGTCGGTCATCAGTTTTTCAATGTCGCAGTCGCGGCAAAACTGTTTCTTTGTCGGCTTGGCGCAATAGATCGTCTCGCCAAACTCACGGCGTAAGACGCGAGAGCAGGACTGCCGCCCCTTCTTTCGGGTAACGGCTTGCTGCACCTCGCGAACGGCGATCTGCTCTTCTTTGGTTTCGATTTCCTTG